GGGCTCGGATCGGCTTTCACCTCGGCCGTCCATCCGTCCTTTGAGGTTTTGAACACGATGCGATAAATGTCGCCCTCGCTCTTGAGGAAATATTCGTGAAGCTCTTCCGTTTGTGCGCCATACTCCATCTCGCCTTTCTCGACGATATGATACACGGCTGGGTTTTCCCCGTCGCTTCCCAGCGGTTCCACTTCTCCGCTCTCTGGCGCCGTAGTCCTCGCCTCGATGTTCAGCCAGGCGTAGGGTATCACTCCCAGCTTGGAACACGAAATAGGCACAGATATGGCTTGCTCTATGCCGACCTCGTTGTCATCTTGAGAACCCTTTTCGTGTTCGTCCTTCGCCTTCGATACGCTGATCACTGGTTCCGGAGAAGCGCCTTCCGCAGCTTGTCCAAGCTTCCATCCGATTGCGGCCCGTTCTTTTCTCAACCCGAGCAGCAGGCTCAATTCCACGCTTTTGCCTACCCATCTTTTACACAAGGCGTACGGCATAGGCTCTTCGCCGCTCGGGATCGCTTCGTACGGGTCAATCTTCTTCCGGATAGCCAGCGTTCCGTCCTCCTTCGCCTTTACCTTTCGGACCTTCAACTCAGGCTCTTTGTTTGAATCTGGTTGTTCTTCTCCGAAGGCTTCCAAATCCTTCGACACGTCATCAAGCCAGAATCCCGGCGGCGAGGGATGTTCCACGCCCCTTTTGTATAGCTCGTCAACCACCAGGGCGTGCATATTTGCCATCTCGACGGATGAAGGGCGCTCGCCCTCGCTCTTCAGAGCGCTTCGCCAAGCTTTGTGAAGCTCAAAGTGTGTGTAAGCCAATTCATCTGTAGTCAGACCCGCCGGATCATCGCCAAACGCTATTTTACTCAAAGACAACTTCTTTCCGTCTTCGGGCTCTTCCATAATGGGTTCGGGTTCTACCAACTCGGGCTCTTCTTTCGCCGGCTTTTTCGCCTTATTCTCCACGACTCTGAGCTTGGGCTTCTTTTCTTCCTCGTCTTCGACTTTGATTTTGCTGCCTCCTGGCAGGCTCGCCGGGTTCTTCTTCCCGCTTCCAAGATTCTCGGCCGTGACCACCGACTTCCGGATCTCCGTCATTTTCTCTCGCTCGTCCGCCGGGATGGCCGCTCGCCTGTATTTTCTGTTAGCCATGATCGCCTCCTAAAACACGGGCTCTTCCGTCGTGTCCATATCCACGGTACAACGGCAAATAAAGTGGAATGGCGGCAAGGCGAAGCCCGCGTCTGCCAAGCTTGCCGCGTCTTTTGACCCCACGGCGCCTGACTTTGGCGATATGGCTTTAAGCGCCTTGAGAGATAGCCAAGGATGGATCTTCTTCATAGCGTCTGGCGTTTCCGCCTCCATTTCCGCTTCCATCTGCCGAACGCCGTGGGAAACCTTGAAGATCTTTCCGTCCATATGTGAACACACAGGACAAGTCTTTTCGTCCTGCGGATTCATAATTTCATAGCGCGTAACGCCCGCCAAATCAAACGAACGAAGTTGTCCGTGCGCCCTTGTTACCGTTGCCGCGTTGGCGGCGAGCCCTTTGAAGTATTCCTTCGAGGTCCCAAAGAAGCCCGTTGGCGTCTTGATCTTGTCAAGACTTTCTCTGACCGCCGCTTGAATCCTTTCGCCGGCAACCTTCCGACTGACGCCCGTCTTCAAAGTTTGGCGAACGCTATCGGCCACAACTATCCTCACGCTTTCGTCATAGTGCTCGCCTATCCAATGGACTTGCGATTCGGATACGGCCGCGACAACTTCCTCATCCACTACGTCGAAAGCCGGTTCAATCTGAATTTTCTTCTTTTCGGCTTTCGACACCAATTTGTACTCGGGCGTATCGTATGTAAGTTTGCCTTTGGATTGACCCGTTGCTTTCTTGTGCCCTGCGTACCGGGCGAGCCTGTATGATTTGGCGATGTCGGCTTTGAGCCTTGGCCCTACCGTCTTTTGCCAACCATTCATGATCTTCGAGATGGCGGCAATCACCGCCGTGGCTTCGGCCTTCTTGACGGCGCCTTTCTTGCTTGACACCATCGCCTTTGCCTTCTTCGCCGCTTCGTTAGCCAAGTTGGACCACTTCAGGAACATGTATTCCCGAAGACGCACTTCAATCCTAGCTATTTGGGACACCTCGCTGACTTTGGCTACTTTGGCAAGCGTTTCCTCCACGACTTGCAGCCGGTCAAACAATTGATCCTCTTGGGCCATCGTTATTTCGGCCAGTTGGTTCACTCTTCGTCCTCTTCGGCTTCTAGGATAGCCGCTTTCCAGCGTTTTTCCAAACGCCTTTGGATGCTTACCAACCTATCCACAAAGGCTTCATCTGCTTTCTCGATGCCCATCACCAACCCTTCATGGCCGCATTTTTCACACGTGGCCTCGAAAAGTTCGCCCTCTTCGCCCTCTTCGCTCTTGATAGCCGTCACTTGTTGACCCGGCTCCGTTGGGTCTGCTTTATTCTTCACGGCTTCGGCCATCAATAGCGAGAACGGCATTTCCTTCTTGAAGTCTTCCGGGAAGTTCGGAAGCTCTCGACCCAAGATGTCTTCGAGCATAATTCTAGCAATCTCTGGCGTCATTCCGCCTGTCTTCTCGGCGCCGGCGAGCAGCTTCACCAGTTCGGCGTTATCCGTCGTATTCGGGCTGTTGCTCCTAAACTCGTGGTACACCACTTCCATTTCCGGAAAAAGCCGGCGATTGATCCAATTGTCGAACTCTTCGCGCTCCGGAGCAAATATCTGCTCATCAGCAAGGCGCCGGGATGTCTCTGCCGTCGTCCTCGTGTAGTCCTCCGTTCGGCCTACGAAAATGGGAGGCAAACGGAAAGCTCGCCGAACCTTGTCTTGGTTGTTCGTCGAATAGTTCTGAAAGAGAGCATCCTTGTGTTGCACGTTGGCGAGCGGTTTGATTTCGACTTTGACTTGGTTCCCGTCTTCGCCTTCCAAGTCGCCCTCGGCTTCAAGGATCAAAAACTTGCTGTAGTTGTCTTGTGACTGAATTTGCGTTTCCACGAACTTTTCGATGCGTTCGATGCTTCCTTGCGTCAATTGGCCATTGGAAACCAATACAACCATCGACGGAATGTTATTGTTCCTCAAAGTGGAATAGTTGATTTCCTCGCTTGCCCGGTCGCCGTAGATGGACAACAGGTTCCCTATGAACCTTGGCAAACCGTATGCGCTCCGAGTGCTATAAAGTTTGAAATGGATGATCTCGCTTGCCTTCCTTGATTCGGGCATCGGCGTTCCTTTGCCGTCCCAATCCATTTCCTTCTCGGGCGGCACAACGGCGCCTGTTTCGTTGTCGTACGTCCTCGGATCGCCGTACTCTTTGAACCATCGTATCTTGTAACCGCCGCTCGCCGCCGTCCCTCGAATCGAATGGAATCGACTTTGCACGAATTTGCGGAAGCGTTTCCACACTTTGATCGTTTTGACCGTGACGCTGTTATCGTCTTGGATTTCGAGCACCGGAACGTCAACCATAATGGAATCCTGGTCGATGCGTCCCAAGCGCATTTGGTAGCTGGGAATGTGGGTGAGACCTTGCGGTCTTCCAGCGATGTTCCTCGTCAGCTCCCAATATCCGTTGCCGGTTGCCTCCAAATCCTTCCGAACCTTTCGCCGTAACATCGAAAAACTGTCATCTATGTTGGCGTAGTTGAACCAATTCTTGAGCATCGTTCGCTCTTTGGCGACCGCGTTTTTGAGTTCGCCTTCGGCGTCTTTGGCTTCTTTGCGAGGAACGAACCTATGCCCAAACGCTTCACAATTGATTTCCATTGCTTCGATACAAGGCTCAAGTTCGGTGTTGTGCTCGGGCAGCATCGCCATCGTCAACAGGTCGAAAGGCGGCTTGATGATTCGCCCTTGATCAGTCAAAGCGGTGAAAGGATCTTCGTCCAATGCCTTCGACTTCGACGCTTGATCTGCGCTCTCCAACCGCTTGCTGACGTCAATCACTACGGCCCGAAGAGCACCTTTGTTAGCTTTGTTGGAAGCACTGGCCCTGACCATATCTCTTGTGATTTCCATTCCGGCCATGATTACCTCCTCAAATCAAACCGGGTTCGCTGCCCCGGCGCTTTCTTCTGCGTTTGCGATTGCTGATTGTGACTGCCATATCCGTTGCGTCAAACAAATCCTTGTACGGATAGTTCGGGAAAAGCACAAATTGTTCGATCCACAACGGCGCCGTTGGACTTTTTCGGAAGAAGAAGCGCCCATCCTCGAAGACAGCAGAGAGCTTCCACGCTCTCGTGGTTTTGTCCTTGTCCGTTTTCATCGGCGTGAGCCTGATTTCACGGTCTTCGTCTTTCAGATTTTGATATTGCGCTTCTTGGTAAGCATTCGTTTCAATCCCGGCCCTGAGCGGATCATACTTTCGATAGAACTTCAAGATTTTGGCAGTTTGCGCCTTGAATCTAAGTTGGCCCTCAAAGAAGTCCCAAGCATAGTAATTGTCCCGCTTGTCCTTGGCTACTACGGCGATGGCGAAATGCGCTGCGCTGTCCTTCTCGCTGATCGCCAAGTCGATCCCCATGAAGAATCTGATATCATCCGGAATGTCTTTCTCGTCAATAAGTTGACAATGGTCGTATTGGAAAACCTCGCCCTTCATGGCTTCCGTATCGCACTGATATTGCGCATTGAAAATGATTGTCCCTGCCCGCCGGCGCTTCTCTTTAAACCAATGAGGCGGATACTTTTCAGGCCAAGGGCTTCGTTCTTTTTCATCCAACGCCGGGATGATCTGGTGACGCTTTGAAAGCTCGTTCTTGATCAAATGTCCGTACAGATCAGCGTAGTGATAGCGCGTTCCGAGCCGATGGTGTTCGCCTCGATGTGGAACGCTAGAATCCGGAGGCTCAAGGGTTGGGTCCAAGGTTTGATAGTACCACGTCAGAACCTTATCCCTCATGTACTTCGTTCGGCTATTGTCTTCGTCAACTAAGTCATCAGATATGATAACATCGTAGTGCTTTGATACAATCGTTCCTTCGACGCCTACACACGTGACTGATGCTTCCTTCGTCTTCTTTGTGCGTGGCAGCACTTCGATCTCTCGATTGTCCCATTTCGAGACAAGGTGTGGATCGTAGTACGGCCCGAACAATTCCGCCAAGCGATCATTTTCTTCGAGGTGGCCCTTGACCTCCTTGAGGAAGGCTTCACTGTTCGAGGTCGTTTTGCTTGCGATGAGGATTCGGATGTTTGGATCTTTGATCAAAAGGTGGATAATCTTCGTGATCGTACAAATAGTAGACTTTCCGGCCCCTCGGAAAACCAACTGAAGACTATCGCGATTTTTAAATTGGAACGCCATCAGCGCAAGATGAAATGGCTGGACTTGGTAACCCAATACCTCTTGCGCCAAGATGTCCATTCGATTGTTTTCGATGATCTGGCGGCGAAGCCATTCATCGCTCATCTGCTTGTAATGTTGGCAATAGTTGATAAGCTCCGAGCGTTCGGCTTTCTCAAGCGCTTCAGCGTTCCCTCGAAGAACGGGGATGATTTTCGCCGCCGATGCTTTGCTCACAACACGTTGCTCCAAAAGTCCTTCTTCACTTTCGCCGGCCCGCTCGCCACTTCAAGCGAAGTTTTCATCTGATGGTCTTTCAACCATTTTCGCGCCTTTTCGGGCGTCCATTTCTTTCGGTCGAATCGAATCGACTGTATGGCGCTCTTTCCGTTGGCTCGGATGCCAATGATAGCGCCCACGCCGGCCGGAAAGCCCTTGGGTTTCATTCGACGGAACCTGGTGAAATTGCCAGGGTCTTCTTGCCTAGCGGCGTGTTCGTTCGGGAATGGCACAATCCACCACCTTTCCGATCATCTCCACGGCAAAAACCACGGCGCCCAACGGCAAAGCGATACACATCCCCAAACCTATGGCCAGGATTGCGCCCGCCGTCCCTATCGGGTCAAGACGGTCGTTCATCCTAAGAAGTCAGGCTCTGCGCCAGCCACGTAGATTTTGGCCGCCCCTGCCGCCATCGTCCCTACTCGAATCCACATGATCCGGCCATATGCCGCAACCTCGAACTCAAAAGGCGTATTGACGCCAACGCCGGCTTTCGAGATCGTTGTGTGCGGAGCGATGAACTTTCCGGCCGCTTCCGACCAAAAGTACACTTCCACCGTCGGATTTGCGCCATCCGTAGGCACAACTTGAACAAGAGCGGTTTTGTAGTCCCGCATGTTCATTCCATGGGCTTTGACGCTATCGCCGCCGGCCGGATCCACAGCCAATACTTCGCGGTGTAGAGCATATTCGGGACTTCTTTGAGGGGCGCTTGTTGTTTCAGCCATCATCTCCTCCAATGGTGCAAATCGTTGATAGCCGTCGTGTTCAATTTCTCGACCGCCCAACGGATCACAACTTCCGGATCGAATACCTCGAAGTTGTAGATGTCAAGCTTGAAAGCCCTTCTTTTGGGCCACGTGTGTATTGTGGCGTGTATCGAACGCCCTATTGCGCAGACCGACACGCCATATTCATATTTTGCATCTTCAGGGTCAATACCCTTCGGGCTTCTCGGGACGGTGATTCCCAAACTTGCCAGATGTTCCTTTCCGATCTCGTCTACAAGTTCCTTGACGGCCTCTTGTAGCTTCGGTCGGTCCAAAACGGCGAGCCCTGAACAGTTTCCGTCCATAATGAGATACATACCGCGCTCGATATTCTTGCGCGGTTTCTTCATCATGCTACGATATTTTTGTTGAAGGGAAGAGGCAGAGCTATCCGCTGAACGGGCTATACGCCCATTCGGTCCACTCTTGGATGGACTTTTCGACGATTGACATGCCAACACGGATAGCCCTTGCCCCTAAATGAATTGCGAATCAGTCGGGATCAATCCCAACAGGCATAATGAACCACTTCGCCGGCCGCGTTGAGGTCGGCATCGGTGCCCAATTTGAACCCATCCGCCAGCGGGGTGACGCCGCCGCTCGTGACGTGGGACACATCCGTTGCGCCCGCGCCGCTGTCGACGGTTTTCATCATGGCGGCGTCCGCCATGCCCTCCAACCAATCCGCTTTGCACTGCCCCGAGATGTTCAGAAGCTGAACGACTCTGGGTTGGAACCCGACCTTTTTGATCTCGATCTCGGCTCCGCTACCTGTGAAACTTCCGGTGACTACTCTTGCGCCTCCACTGGCCATGTTCTTTCTCCTTTGTTTGGCTTCTCAACCAATGACATTCCTTCTCAAGAATGCCGACAACCCTAGTTTCGTATATCCGAAACACAGGAATTCAAAACTACTTCTTGCCCTTTACCACCTTCCGTCCCTTGTAAACTTTAGCATTCGGGTGCGGAGCGCCTTTTTTCTGAGGCTTTTTCGGTGGCAACTTTTTCATGTCTTGAGCTTTGACTTTAGGCATTGACCGATGCAATTCGCCGGGTTCCAAGTCCAAAATGCTGCCTTCGCCGTACGCTTTCATCAGTCGATTGATTCCTTGGATTTCTGCTACAATTGTCTTTTTGAGTTCCACGTTCGTAAGGTTGATGACCGTTTGACCTCCGATGATCTCTTGTCGTTCCGGTTCCTTGGCGATCAGACCTAGCTCTTGGCCCTTCTTGATCAGCTTGTCATAGATCTCGGAGCGAGCCTTCACGGCACCAACCATCGCGTTGTATTGTTTGGTCTTCCGGAATGCGTCTACCATCTTGCCAAGGTCTTTTACGCAGGACAATTGATTCACCATGTACTCGATGTACACATGTTCAGAAGGCTTCTGTCTGATTTTCTCTGCTTCGTCTTCGAAGAGCTTGGCTTTGAGTTGTTCGTATTGGGCAACCGTGAGGCCCATTATCATGCGGGCGTCATCGTCTGTGCTGCCGCCCATCAGTAGCGACATCAGCCGCGCTGTCGCTTCGCGCTCTTCTTCCGCCGTAAGTCCAAATAATGGCATGTCAATCGCCTTCCGTCGCTCAATTGCAAGGAGTATAGCGCGATTGTTGTGGTAAATCTAGGATTGTGTGGGTAGGTCCAAGTAGGGAATTGGCGTGAATCATCCTACTTTGGGGTTGCGAGGTAGGACATTTCACGCCAATTCCCTACCTACGCATCGAAAATATATGTGCGCTTAAATGTGGCTAGGGGTTACTTTGACTTACTTTTCCCTACCTGCAACGATGGAACACACATACCAGGAGCCTGGTTTTCATATATATCAATCAAGGTTTCGCACAAGCTCATGATATCGCGCCAGGCTTTCGATACTCCTATCTCACCCGTTTTACACCGCTGTGCCCAATACTCTTGGTGAATTGTCTTGACTTCTTGTTCGGTAAGCAATTTGATCTCCCCCTTCTCTGCGAACTCTGTTAATGAGTTCCATTCCGCCCGTTTTGATTCAGCCACGCCTCCTGTTCCTAACCCGTTCGCTTTCGACCGGCGCTGTTATATCTATTCTATCTTGTTTCACAGCCCTCGGCGCTCTTCTCAATTTCGCTTCTCCGCTTGCCAATCTTTCTTCGATGAGTTTCATTCTGTACTTCTGCTGAATGCGCGTCCAACGTCGAGCTTCCGGCCCGAAGAACTCGAACACCACCATGTTCTCTTCTTCCGCCCACGCCATCTTCGCTATCCGCCGGTTGTCTAGCTTCACCACGGAATTGACCAAATCGATCTTCGCTCTCCTGGCAATTTCTTCCCCGCAATACCGGGTGAGGCCTTTGACTACTTCTTGAAAATCCACTCTCCTTGCTCCCGCCCCGTAGATCGTACCATACGACATTTCATTTCTCCTTGAAGTGTATGAAGGACATATCGTTGTATCCGTGATACTTGGACGACACCCCTTCCAGTTTCATACCGTCCTCCAACGCAACTTCCTCTCCTACCCGTTTCTTACCCACCATGTGCTCCAATTTGTTGGCTATCTCTTCGGCGTGTTTATCGTCCCTTGCCTCTATACACACGGAGCGCTCAAAGGATTCCAACCACCAGATTCGATATTTTGCCACATACCCTCCTTTCACAACACGTTGTTGTCGCCTACGTATGGCCGGCCCGAGGAAAGGCTAGCATAGTAGCATTCTGCCTTCGCCCCTCGAAGCTCCGCCAATAGGCCATAGATCGTACTCTCGGCCTTGAGCAAGATTTCCTTCGTTTCCCCTTCCTCTCGCTCGGCCGCTTCCTTGCATTCTTTCGCCACGTCTACAGCTCTCATTTGTTCGCCTTCCCTTCTTCAATCGCTTGTCTCAGATACACGGCGAGATCCAGAACCTCTTGGTAAGCATCCACCAATGGTTTCCTTCCGTTGAAGGCTTGAAGTGGAGTTCCATATTTCTCCCTTCCAACCCTGTCCCTTTCTTCCATGTCCTTGATCACGAGCTTCCAAATCGGCTCGCCCTTGTTTGGTTTCGGCGCCGGTTCCGGTTTATTTGGATTTGTCATCCTTTTTTCTTCCCCTCTTCGATTTGCAGACATGCGTATTTCAGCGTACGCAATGTTTTTTCGGCATACCTGAGGCTACCTACAGGGTCATCGAATAGGACAGCGTCTCGGATGAGCCTAGTAGCGTCCAAAACGGCTGAATATATTATGTTTTCTTCAGTCGTGGCGCTTTTCCCGAGCCCTACCATAGCAGCCGCGATCTCGTGGACACGACAGGCGATATACTGCTTCAGAGCTTCCTTGGCGCCGTCCTTGCCCACTTAAAACCTCTTCAGATATTCCTCGATGCGCCTTTGGCACGCTTGCCCTGTCAGCCTTCCTACCTCTTCGCCGTCCTTCTCGAAGACAAGGGTTGGAAGCCCTCGAACTCCATACCTGGAAGTGTCCATGCTTTCGTCCGCATCCAGAATATCGAATTGAACATCCGGATGGAAGCCTTTCATCTTCAAAATCGTCTGCTTTACCGGCTGACACGTTTGACACCAGGTTGCTGTGAACATTATGACTTTGTTTGCCATCTCTTTTACTCCTACTTGTTCCTAGGCACTCGATGTTCGAGAGCTTCGCCTTGTTCCTATCCTATCGTGAATCCTGAATTGCGACAGATACATACTCGCCCGAATCGAGATCCAGAACCGAACCGCCGCCCGCCAAGCCGCTGTAATTGTCCGGAAACCTGATAACATTGTCTGGCTCCTTGCCTCCGAGCTTGCGTTGAAGTTTTTCGGCCTTCTTCGCACGGGCCTTCTTCCGCTTCTTCGAGCTTTTTCTTGCCACTACAACCTCCCTGAGTAGTATTCTTTCCACATATCGTCCCAATGTTCGATCCACTCTTCTCGACATTCTTTGCACAATATTGGCGGCTGGTTTGGGTCCTTTCCCTTTCCGTCCCATTCGTACGCTGTCATGCACGGCGCTCTTTCCACGTCCTTCCCCTTCCGCCCGCACCTTTCGCACAAGGCGCCAGGCGCCGCTTTCGGGTAAAGCGTGTATGCTTCCTCGGATGGAGGAGAAGAAGAGCGAAGCGCCCGATCCGCTGCCACCTCGCGCTTCGCCTTCTTCGCCAATTCGTCCAACTTGCGTCTTCTCGTCATTGTGAAGTCTCTGGCCAACTTCTCTATGAATTCCTTCACCGCGCTTTCCAAATCAACGACGCTCTCTAACAACCTGCGCGAAAGAGCCGTTGAAGTCCTTACATCCAACTCGAAATCAACGACGTGAAAGTGATATTCTTCGACGGCCGGCGCAAACTCTACCGACACCTTCACGTGTTTCCGGTCTATTTGCTTCTCTATCTCTTTGGCCACCGCTTGGAACTCCGGTGGCGCTTCTCTCGGAATGTATTTGGATGCCGCTTCGGCAATCTTCTCGTGGTCGAAAGTGTCTTTGCTTTCGCCGTCTTCGATGGCGAGCGCCGCCCAGTCGGAACCCGTCCACACCTTCATCCCTCCGTCGCTCTCGTCATAATACACGTCGCCGATCCGCGCCCCTTCGCCGAGCCCGCCCGGAAGAACTACAGTTTCCTCCGGAATATAGCGAATTAGTGGAGACGGCCAATCAACATGTTTCTTCGGCGCTTGTTCTTCGTCTTGCTTTTCGCTTCTGACGTCCCTGTAGTCTTCGGGTTCTTCCTCGGGTTCTTCCTCGGTTGTGTGTTCCGGAAAGCCTTCTACATCCTCGCCGCTCATCCAACGGCGCCATTCTTCGATAGTTGGCATTACAAGCCGTCCTTCTTCTTGGCCTCTTCCAACTCCCTTTCCCAGGCTTCGTAGCCTTCTTGATCAAACTCGCCCTTTTCTTCCACGCCACAGTTCTCGCACCGCTTCCTGCCTGGATAGAAGTTCGGCCAACTGTTCACTTTTCGCCATTTATGTTCGCCGCCGTTCAAGCAAGGCGCCTCATACGTCTCATAGTGAAAGCTGATAGACGTGGTATATGCGAACTCTTTGTCGCAATGGGGGCATTCTTGAGCATATATGGTCTCTTCGTCGTATCCGTAGCCGTCATCGTGACAGATTTCCACACCCTTCCCGCAATACGGGCATTCTGCGTCCCTTTTGTCTTCGTTTGTCGATTGATCGCTCATTGACACTTCAACCCGTATTCGGCGGCAAAGCCTTCCTTCACGAGTTTCTGATTCAGATTCACGCCGTCTGCGATGATATAAACCAGCCAGCGCCCGTATTTGCCTGTCTTATCGCAAAGCTCGCCCGCGCCCGCTAGACAATTCGACTTCTGTGGCACTTGGATTTCCAGCTTTTTCGCCGCCTTCATCCACGACACAAGAGCATCCCGCGCCGCGATAGCCGCTGGCTTTTGTTCGGCGTATCTCATCTCGGGCGTATCGATGTCACAGAGGCGAACGCCTTGATCGACCAAAACGGCTCCGAAGCCGAGATGGAAATTCAGATTACATGTATCCCCGTCATAGCAATACACCAGACTCACGTCGTAAGTCTTGAGCGGAGTGGTCGCGAGCATAATTGTCATCAATATCAAAGCCTTCATTCTTCGCCCCTTTCCCTCTCGGCGAACTTCTCAGCGCGCACCGGATTGGATTTGCCCCAGATGTAAACGATGAGGCCGGCGATGTAACCGACCGTCACCAAGAAAAGTGTAAGCGCCAGATAAGCGGCGCACGTATCAAAGCTCCACATTTTCTTCGTCCATCACGAACTGCTTGTACTCGGGAAACAACAGGCCGTCGCCTACGTGTATCTGCCTAATATCCATGGCCATTTTCCTTTCGTTCGGTTTTCCCGCCATCAATTACTACTACCCGCCCGCGTTCTCGGCCGATGATTTCGGCGATGCTTCTTGTCAACATTTTATTTTCGCGTTCGAGCGCTTTGATTTTGGTGATAACCCAGATGGCTATTCCGACGGCGAAAAAGTCTATTGCCCAATCAAGCACGATACGGCCTCCAATATTTATAATCTTCCGTCACTTTCATCCCCGTCCACCCTACCTGCGGGCCATAATACCGATACGCATACCTTGGCATGCCCTTATTCATCTCTATCAACTCGATAAAATCATACCCGTGATCACGCGCCCACAGCCAATTTTCCTCTATGTGGTTTTGTATCCCTTCCAACTCGGCCTCCCGATCTTCTTCGGCCGTTTCCACCACCTGTAACAAGTTGACAGCGCATATTAGATTTGTTTCGCAATCTATCCCAAAAGCCATAATACTGTATTGCACCGATGCCCTCCTACATGTCAATAGGATCACGGAACCCTAGAAAAACAGGGATTCGAGGCGCCTCTTTCACCCCAATCGCCTGATACCGATATTTCACGATCTTCCCAAGGTACGTTTCCCGGTTATCCCAAATGTGCTTCCTCAATTCTAGCGTCAAACCCTTCCCGGTGCCTATCCGAAACTGGATACCGCTATGGATGTCCTTCGCCTCGAACTTGCCGAGCGTATCCGCCGGAACCTTTCCCGCCTTCGCCGAAGAGCGCTTGGTGTAACCAAGCTCGCTGATTTCGGCTTCGTTCTCGTTGTGCATCATCTCCAAGAAGCCTTCGATGAGCGCCTCGCTATCCACGAAGCGCTTGATTTTGAGCATCCATCCTTGGCGCTTCGTTGAACGCCCGTTCTTGTACGGCCCATATGGATCCCGAACGATGACGCCCTCGAAGCCCTCTTTCAAGCATTTTTCCTCGAAGGCTTCGAGGTCTTCCGCCGTCTTACACAGGGTGACAGGAACCATTCTGACACGTTTGTGTTGAACCCGATTCACGGCCCTTTCGAGATCCATCAGCCGTTTCACATACGGCCGCTCCAAGTTTTTCGTCACGATGTCGAAGGCCCAAAATGTGAAGTCAGGTTCGCCCTCTCTCGACATGAGGCCGGATGTCGTCGCTTGGAAGGTATCGCCGGCCAGGATCTCTCCGTCGATGCCCTCCGGCAGCAACCTCGCAAGCGTCTCACGCACGAAGGCGTTGGGCATCGGCTTCAACGAACGCGCCACGGCGTTTCCTCCGAGCTTCAAGCACCGAATCCCATCGAGCTTCGGAGAAGCGATGCACGGGAAGTTGATTTCATCGATCTCGGCCGAATCGGCCAGCATCGGTCTTTTGATCAGCGGTTCCATTCGGTTGGCCTCCGTTCTGGGTGTAAGTGGCTGCTATGTCTTCAACACTTCTTCCACCAATTCGATGTTTGCCAAAGAGCTTTCCCGCTCCGTATCATTACAGCAACGATCTTCGACGCACATTCGAGCCATCGCCAACACGTCATCGATTGCGTTTGCCAACTCTGATTTTTCTGCTTCCGGTTTTTCGTCTCGGTCCATGGCCATTTCGAGCGCTTGGAGAGCGCCTTGTGTTTGCGCCTCGATGGCCGTCTTGACGGCCACGTCCATTTCAGAGAGTTTGCTCTTGATTCGTTCCATGAATTTGACGAAAACTCGATTGGCCGCATTCATTGCCGGCTCGCCTTCTTCTGGCGTAGCCTTCATAACACATTGAATTGGCCTCTTCACCCCTTCTACCCAAATTCTCAACGGCACCTGGATTTCGCCGGCGTGACTCTGATATTCTTCTTGGTCTCCCAATTCTAGCGCCGTAATTTTGTCAGGCCGTACGAAATGATCGCCGGTGACTCTCAT